CCGTGCCGACCTCAACCCGCAGGACCTCCAGCTCGTCGAGGCCCGCGCCCACGCCGACACCGCCATCGCGCGCCTGTTCAGCGTACCCGTCAGCATGATTGGCGCCAGCCCGACCGGCAACAGCTCTAGCCTGCTCTACTCGAACGTCAGCCAGAACATGGCGCAGTTCGTGCAGCAGGCCTGCGCGCCGTTCATCAACGCTATCGAGCGCACTCTGTCGCTCGACTCCGTCATCGCAACCGGACAGCAGATCCGATTCGACGTCCAGGCATACCTACGCACCGATCCCGAGGCGGCCACCGCCTACGCCACCACCCTCCAAGGCGCCGACATCATCACCGTCGACGAGGCGCGTGGCTTCCTCGGGATTCCATCCGATACAACCGTCAACGACCTCACCCCTGGGAGAATCTAACGTGCTGCAGTTCGACATCGACGTCACCGCAGCGGACGCAGACGCCCGCACCATCGAAGGCATCGCCGTCCCCTACGACGAGACCGCCAACCTGGGCGGCACCGAGTACGCATTCGGACCCGGTAGCCTCAAGCCCGCCCGCGACCGTACCCCGCTGCTTCTCGGCCACGACCGCAACCGCCCCGTCGGCATCCTCACCGAGCTCGCCGACACCGACCAGGGCGCCGTCGCCCGCTTCCGCGTCGACAACGGGCCCGAAGGCGACCTCGCCCTCGAGCAGGCCGTTAGCGGCAGCCGCGGCGGTCTCAGCATCGGCGCCGAGATCGTCAACGGCACCGAGGACGAGCGCGGCGTCATCCACGTCGCCGAAGCCGCACTGCTCGAGATCAGCCTCGTCGCCATCCCAGCGTTCGCCGGCAGCGCCGTGACCAGCGTCACCGCCGAAGCCGCCGAGGACGACGAGGACCTCACCACCCCGGACGATGATCCGGAGCCCGACCCGACCACCAACCACCAGCCCGACCACCAGGAGACCCCCGTGGAGACCACGCCCGAGCCGATCGCCGCCGCCGCGCCGATCCCGACCATTAGCCTCGAGAAGCGCACGCCGATGGCCGCCGACACGTTCATCGTCAACACCGTCCGCGCCATGAAGGGCGACCACAACGCCATGCGCCTCGTCGAGGCCGAGCTCGACGTCATCGACAGCGCCGCGATCATCGGCCTCGTCCCTGACGCCTACCTGCGCCAGATCATCGGCGGCCTCGCCGAGAACCGCCCGCTGGCCAACAACGTCCGCAACGCCGCCCTGCCGGCCGAGGGCATGAAGCTGTACAAGCCGACGTGGACCACCACGCCGGTCGGCGGCTGGATCGCCGAGGACGACGCCACGCCGTCCAACGCCATCGCCATCGGCAACCACGAGGTGTCGATCCAGCAGTGGGCCTACGGCGTCTCGATGACCGTGGCCAGCCTCGAGCGCGGCTTCGGCGTCGCCGAGTCGGTGTTCCGCCAGATCATCCTCAGCTACTACGCCGCTGTCGAGGCCAAGCTGTCGCTGGCCATGACGAACGCCGCCGAGGAGGTCGCCGCCGGCGCCACCATCCTCGCCACGATCGGCAACTGCAGCGCCGAGGTCTACAAGGACTCGGGCCGTCGCCCCGACAAGGCGTACATGGCGCCCGACGTCTGGGCCGACCTGCTCGCCACGGACGCCAGCCTGCCGTTCACGGGCGGCTCGACGAACGCCAACACGATCGCGGGCCAGGTCGCCGGCCTCGACATCGTCGTCACGTCGAACCTCGCCGCCGGCACCCTCGTCGTCGCCGACTCCAGCGTCATCGAGCTCCGCGAGAGCTCGCCGCTGCAGCTCCGCGCCAACGCGGTCGGCACGATGAACGTCGAGCTGGGCGTCACCGCCTTCGCGTCCTTCGACGTCGAGGTGGCCAACGCCGTCAAGATGACGGACGGCCTGTAGGCCGTCAGCATCGAGTAGCGCCCGAGAGACTGACGGCGCACCGGCTGACGCAAGTCCCCCGCCGCCACTTCCCCGGCGGCGGGGGACCCCGAACCCCAGGAGCGACTAGATAACATGGCATGGCTCGAACCCGAAGATGTAGCAGCATACCTCGAGCTCGAGGAGGTCGACCAGCGCCTCGAGGACGCCACCGCCGGAGTCAAGGCCGAAGTCGAACGGCTCAGGAGCGACCTGGTATTCACCGGCGCCGCCGAAATCCCCGCCAACGTCATCTACGGAAGCATCCTGTGGGCCGCCCTGTTCTACCAGCAGCGCAACGCGCCAAGCGGATTCGCAGGCTACGGCGACGGCGCTGACATCGTCGGCGACGTCCTCGGATCCAAAAAGGCCGACATTTACCGCCTCATTGGACTCCGCAGGCCGGTAACAGCTTGACCATCCCCGAAGCACTCGACGAGGTCGTCACCGTCCTCCAAGACGCCGGCCTGACAAAGGCCACCCGCGACGCTGGCGCGTTCTTCCCCTCGCCGATCGGCGTCCTTGTCGGTATGCCGACCGTACGCAGCTCGGGACTCGCCACGCGCACCCTCGAGGTCCCGATCCACGTTGTCAGCGCCGACCCGCCGAGCCCGCGCATCATCGGACTCATGTACGCAGCCGCAGACACCGCCGCCAACGCCCTTTCCATCGACCAGTACACGCCCAGCACATATTCCGGCAACATCAACGCCGAACCCCTGCCCACTATCGACATGACCGCCGTCGTGACGATCCCCTACAACACCCCCGCCCCCTAGGAGCTACCGCCATGCCCGTCATCGACTCCCGCCTCGGACCCGGCACCCTCGTGCTCGGCGCATCCGACGACTTCAGCCTGCAGGTCTCGTCCTGCAGCCTCACGCCGTCCACGAACGAGACCGACGGCACCCCCACCCTCGCCGCGCCCGACCCCGCCGTCGAGGTCGACTTCGAGTGGACGCTGTCCGGCGACGTCATCAGCGACTGGACCGACGACGAGGGATTCGTCAACTACTGCATGGACAACGCCGGCACCGAGGTAGAGTTCACGTTCACGCCGCTGACGTCCGCCGGCGTCGAGTACTCGGGCGACCTGCAGATCCGCCCCGTGCAGATCGGCGGCGACGTCGCTGTGCAGTCGGTCGTCAGCTTCGAGTTTCCGCTGACCGCCGCCCCGACCCGGACCGTGACGCCCTAGTCATGGTCCGCATCACGGGGAAGGTGACGTACACCGACGACCGCACCGTCGACTTCTCAGGCGGCATCAACGCCCTCGCCGCCTGGGAAGCGTACGCACAGCGCAACAAGCTCGACAGCGATCCGCAGCGGTCGCCGATGACCTGGACGCTCTACGTCGCGTTCGCAAGCCTCGGCGAGGATCAGACAGGCAAGGGGATCGGCTTCGAGAAATGGCGCGAAAGCGTCGCCGACGTCGACCTCGAGGCCAACGACGCAAACCCTACCCCGACGGCCACGTCGGCCACCTAGTGGCCCTACTGGCCGTCGAGACAGGCATCCCACCCAGCACACTCTGGAACGAAAACCCCGAGGACCTCGCCACCATCGTGGCAGTCCTCGAGGAACGAGCACGAAAGGCTAGATAATGGCAAGAGCAAAAGGACCGGTGGTATACGCCGACACGTCGGACGTCCAGGTCCTGTTCAAGGCTCTCGGCCAAGTCAACGCCGACCTACGCAAAAACACCAACGCACAGCTGCGCCTCGCCGCCCGCGAATGCGCCGACCAGCTCGCGCTGCTGCTCCGCGCCAACTTCGCCGGCGCACCAGCACCCCAGACCCAGCTCGTCGAGCTATCCGTCAAGGTCAAAAGCGACCGCGTCCCCGTCGTCCAAGTCGGCGGCAAAAAGAAGGTAGGCCGCGCCTACAAGAGCCGAAAGGGCGGCACCGTGCGCGCGCCCGCTGGACAGCTTCTCTGGGGCGTCGAGTACGGTGACAAAGCCGGACGGTTCGCGCCACGCAACCCCGAAGGCTATTGGATCAAGCCGACCGTCAAAGCCTTCTCGGAAGGCCCAGCGATCGGCAAGTACAAAAAGGCCGTAATCAACATCCTCACCGACGCCGGAGTGCTCTAATGGCAGGCGCAGCTAACGTACTCATCAAGATTGGCGCCAACGCCGGCGACGCCATCACCGAGATCGGCAAGGTCAACAAGGCCCTCGGCGATCAGATGACCGGCAGCCAGAAGGCGAGCATGGCGATCCGCAAGGCCGCCGTACCCGCCGGTCTCGCGCTCGCCGCCCTTGGCGCCGCCGCCATCAGCTGCGCGAAGGCCGCCGCCGAGGACGAGGCCGCCCAGGTCAAGCTCGCCGGCGTCCTCGAGCGCACTGCCGGCGCAAGCGATGCCGCCGTCAAGTCGACCGAGGACTACATCGAAAAACTGTCGCTTGCGACGGGCGTCGCCGATGACCAGCTGCGCCCCGCGATGGCGAAGCTCGCCACCGCCACCGGCAGCGTCACCGAGGCACAACAGGGACTCGCCGTAGCCCTTGACATCAGTGCCGCGACCGGCAAGAGCGTCGACCAGGTATCCAAGGCCCTCGCCAAGGCGTATGCCGGCAACGGCAGCGCCCTCGCGAAACTGATCCCCGGTATCGACGAGGCTGCCGTCAAGTCGGGCGACTTCGCCAAGATCAACCAAGAGCTGGCACGGCTCACCGGCGGCGCAGCTGCCGAAGCAGCGAACACCGCCGCCGGACAGTACAAAATCTTCCAGCTGACGCTGCAGGAAACGCAGGAGGAAATCGGCATGGCGCTCCTGCCGGTCCTCAAGCAGCTCGCGCCGATCCTCGTCGACGTCGCCAAGTTTGTCAAGGAAAACACCGACCTCATCGTGAAGCTCGGCGCCGTCGTCGGCGCCCTCGCCGCGACCGTCGTCGGCGTCAACGCAGCCCTTAGCGCGTACCAGGCAATCTCGAGCATCGTGAAGGTCGCCACGACCGCCTGGACAGTCGCGCAGATCGCGCTCAACTTCGCCCTAACCGCCAATCCCATCGGCATCGTCGTCGTCGCCATCGCCGCCCTCGTCGCCGGTCTAATCCTCGCCTACAGAAACAGCGAGACATTCCGCAACATCGTCGACCAGGTATTCGCTGCAGTGAAGCGCACCACCGAACAGGCGCTGCGGCCATTCATCGACAACTGGGATGAGATCAGCCGCGTTATCGACATCACCATCGGCTACCTGCGCCGCTTCTGGCCGCTGCTACTTCCCGGCGGTCTCTTCTGGCTCGCACTGAAAGAGGCACAGGACCGATTCGGCGCCCTCACCACCGCGATCGACGTTGCCAAGGTACTGCTCGGCTCGATCAAAACGACCACCGAGTCGTATATCACCATCCTCGGCATCCTTGCCGCCGGCGTCGTCCTCGTGACCACCAGGATCAAGACGTCGATCGAGACAGCCCTCAACCCGTTCAAGAGCGCGCTGGACACCATCATCACGACCGTCGAAAAGCTCATCAACCTCCTCGGCAGAATCAAGGTCCCGAGCATCAACATTCCAGGCATCGGAACGCGCAGCGGAGCAGGTGGAAGGCTCGACGCTAACGCATTCGTCGCCCCAACAACGCAGACGAACGTGAACGTCACAATCAACGGGCCAATCGACGCCGACAGCACAGCGCGCGAGCTGCTCGCGATTCTCCAGCAGTACGACACGCGGTACGCGATCGCATGATCGAAGCGGTCTATTTTGACGGCAGCGCCGTAGAGCTCGACACCATCGCCTACGACGTAGGAATCATCGTCGGCCGCCGCGACACCACCACGACCTTTGCGCCCTCAAGCTGCAGGATCACGTTCTACGACGTCGTCGCAACGTCATACACCGCGCTCGTCGGCAAAACGCTCGTCATCGCCGGCAACGCCTATTGCCTATTCGCCGGCTACATAACTGACGTCCGCCTAACCGTCGCAACCGCCACAAGCGGCGCGCGGTGCGACATCATCGCCGCCGGACCATCCAGCCGCCTCGGACTTATCCAAGTCGGCGACACAGGCTACGCAGCGCAGACCCTCGAGGACCGACTCGACGCAATCGCCACCGAAGCGACCAGCCAGGGCGGTTTCGAGTTCTCCGATCAGACCGGAACCGACGAAGGCGCCTACAACCTGTCCGCCTACACGGCAGGCGCAACCAACGCCACAAGCCTATTCCAAGAGTTCCTCGAGCCCTACGGCGGCTGCCTGTACGACCTGCCCGACGACGGCAGCATCTACCTCCCAACAACAACCGGCAAGATCGCGTACTACACCGCCGACCTCGCACCCGACGACACCTACGCGCACAACCTGGACGCATCCCTCACGCTATTTGCGCCGATCTTTGACCAGTCTGGCCAGATCATCAACGACGTCGTCATTACATACGACACCGGCACCGTTACACGATCAAACGCCGAATCGCAGCTGCTGTACGGCAAGCGAACCCGAAGCATCACGACCACTATCAACAACGCGACGAACGCGCGCGACCTCGGCGATGAAATCATCAGCCGAGCCCGCCGCCCGCGCTGGAACATCAGCGAAGTCGTCTACGAGCAGTCAACCATCGGCCCCGAAATCCTCTATCCGAGAATCGGCCACGAAATCACCATCAACGACCTCCCGACCGGCTCGCCAACCACCACATATATCGGCATCGTGCAAGGCTGGGAACACAAAATCAGCCAGCAAAAGTTCCGCACCACGTTCTACGTCGCCGATCCCGCCGAGCTCGGATACGGAATCCCGTGGGAGAAAATCCCAGAGACCGCGTCGTACCAGTGGGATAGCATCAATCAGACCGTCATCTGGGACAACGCCCTCACCATCGAAG